GTTTTAGGACAGCTTGGTTACATGGGTGGTAGTAGTCATGAAGAAATAGTAATAGCTATGCAGGGTGGAACTACTCAAACAATAAATCAAAGAAACAATTCACAACCAGTTTCAAGCGGTGGTGGTGGTGGATACTAAAACAAACATATGATAAAAAAATTACTTTCAGCAGGTGCAAGTGAGCTAATAAAAAGTGTAGGTGGTGTATTAGATAATCTAACTACATCTAAAGAAGAAAAGCTAGCAGCTGAGCTAAAGATTAAAGATATGATAATGGGTTACGAAGCTGAGATGCAGAAGCAAGTAACAGAGAGATGGAAAATGGACATGAACTCAGATTCATGGCTAAGCAAAAATATAAGACCATTAGTTCTAGTCTTTTTAGTTGTAGCAACAGTATTATTGATATTTATCGATGGTGGTGTTATTAGCTTTAAAGTTGAAGACAAATGGACAGACTTATTACAATTAGTATTAATAACAGTGATCGGTGCTTATTTTGGCGGTAGATCACTAGAGAAAGTAAAAAAATAAAATTATGGCAATATCACAAGATACAGCTTACAACTTTGGACAGTTAGGATCTGTCTTCAATGATGGAACCGCTGCAATGAAACCACCGTTAGGAAAGGTTTTTGTGGCAATAACAATGGTAACAGATGTTACTTTCGACTCTAGCGCTGGGTTAGTAGCTGATACTACTTACACGGCTACTGAAGGTTTAGAGTACGTTGGAAACACAGCGGCTCACAATTTAGGAGCTGGTAACGCGACGGCTATTAGTGGTGAGGGTGGTTTGGTAGTAGATGTTAGTAATGTTTTTCCTAAAGGAATAACTATCTACGGTAGATGGACTGAGGTTGATTTAGCTTCAGGTACTGTAATTGCATATATAGGAGAATAATGTTAGGGTCAGGAACTAGCATATCACCAGTAATAACCAACATGCACAACACGCAAGCGCGTAGTTTTGATGGTTCTGATCAAGATGTAAACGTGGAAGGTTTAATCTCAGCGGTAGCTGCTAGAATTAAGGAGGACGAAACGGAATTCAGCATATCTCTTTGGTGTAAACTAAGTGCTAGTATTGGCGCTACTGTCACGCTTTTTAAATGTAGAAACACTGAAAGTACTAATAATCAAATTATTTTATTATACCACGCTAGTGGAAATGAGTTTAGATTTTCTCCTAAGTTTGGAGGTGCAGCAGATGTTTGCAATGGCGGAACTACTAATGCCGATGGAGATTCTTATGAAGGAGATGGAATATGGCACCATATAGTAGGCACTGTGAGTATAACAGATAATACTAACGAGCTTTGGATTGATGGCGCTAAAAAAGAATCTATAACCGGTGTTGGAACTTTAAACGAAGCTATAAATGACGTTAGTCTATGCCAAAATGGAGCTGATGGAAGTTATTTTGAAGGAGAAGTGAAAGACGTTGCTATTTACGGAAGGCAGTTAACTGACGCTGAGATAGGTGTTATATATAACGCTAGAGGAGCAAGTGGTGACAAAGGTTTAGATTTAGTAAGTGGATCGCATGTTTCTAACACTGGTTTAATTGCTCACTTTAGATTTGAAGAAAAATCTGGAACAGTGGCTATAAATGAAGCTGGTACAAACGGAACTTACGTTAACGCCCCAGCAATAACAACAAATATACCGTAATGAAAAAATACGTAATAACAAACACAAGTAATCTTTCTAACGTAGATTACGCTTTAGTAGAGCAAAGTTCCTTAGAAACAACTAGAAAGTCTTTAGACAGCTCTTTAGCTTTGATATCTTTCTATGGTAATACACCTAGTTTCTTAGATGGTATAACACAATATGATAAAGACGAAATTAAAGATATTGTAACAAGCTCTGACTGGCAAGAAGAAGAAAATTAATAACAATTAAATTAAATAAAATGGCAAAAAACACAACAGCAAAAATCAAAGAATTAAACGGTGAAAAACCTACAAAGATTAGCAACGAGTATTTAAGTAAAATGCAGGAGATTATCAATAATCTAAATAGAGGTCAAATGGAGATTGGTAGCTTAGAGACTAGAAAGCATGGTTTATTAAAACACGTTGCTTCATTTCAAAATGACTTAGGTTCTTTGCAAGAAGAGCTTAGCAAAGAGTATGGCACTGCTAATGTTAATATTCATACAGGGGAAATAAACTACGATGAGCAAGCTGATTAGAAAGATAACTATAGGTAAAGACTACAAGAACGACGCTATGCATTACGCTGTTGGTCAAGAAGTATATGGTGGACATACTATTTGTGATATAATAGAGGAGAAGGAAAAATACTCTATATATATTAAGAAAAACAAAGATGTGTTACCATGGAAAGACTTTAACAAGAATATGGCTGTCTCTGTAGAGTATAACCTAGAATACTAATGAGAGCGCCTTTTGACTTTGTTATAGAGCCAAGAGGAAATAGATATAACAATACCACAAAGGTTGGGGATAAAGAACTTATCCTCAACACTGAGGTTTACAACCACGAGTTTGTAAATAGAGAAGCTATTGTTAAGTCTGTTCCTACAGCTTTTAAATCAGAAATACAACCAGGAGATACTATCATAACCCATCATAACGTTTTTAGACGTTGGCACGATGTTAAGGGTAAAGAAAGGAATAGCAAAAGTTTCTTTGATGAAAATACTTATCTAGTAAAAGAAGATCAAATCTTTTTATACAAAAGATACTGGGAGTGGAGAACTCCTAAGGGCTACTGCTTCGTCAAACCAATTAAAGATAGAACGCGTTTTGGCGTTGACAAAGAAGAGTCTTGCATAGGTATAGTTAAACATACTGATGGCACTTACAAAGAGGGAGATCTGGTCGGATTCACCCCATTTTCAACATACGAGTTTATTATAGACGGAGAACGCTTATATAGAGTCATGACCCAATTTATTACAATTAAATATGAATACCAAGGAAACGAAGAAGAATATAATCCTAGCTGGGCAGATAGCCGTTGAAGAACTGATTAAAGTTGCCAAAGAAGCAATTGTAGATTCGAAAGAAGATATATCAGCTGATAGACTAAAAAACGCTGCAGCTACTAAAAAACTAGCAATATTTGACGCATTCGAAATACTTAACAGAATCCAAGAAGAAGAAAGCTTGCTTGAGGGGAAAGCACCTGAAGAGGCAGAGAAAAAAGTCTTTAAAGGATTCGCAGAAGGTAGATCTAAGTAATGTACAGTCAAAGTTTAGTTAATACAGTTGAGCCGATAAAAAGGACTACTATTACCAGAATGAACAGAGGTAAGAAGTGGAAGTACGGTTACAACAAAGAACATGATTTAATTGTGTTATCTCACAATGGAGTTATAGGTGAGATCATAGAAATACAAGATTTAGTTATAGCGCTACCAAAACCACCTAAAGAGATATATAAGCATCCGAAAAACAAATGGGTTAAACAGGAGTATCCTAAAGAGCTCGAGAGGATAAAGAACATATTCGATTGGAGGAGTTATCCGGAAAACAATAAAGAAAAATGGTACGATTACATAGACGAAGAATTTAAACGAAGAGAAGAGGGATTCTGGTTCACGAATAATGGTAAGCCAACCTGGGTAACTGGTACGCACTATATGTATTTACAATGGAGTAAGATTGACATTGGAGCTCCAGACTTTAGAGAGGCAAATAGATTGTTCTATATATTCTGGGAAGCTTGTAAAGCAGATAAACGATGTTACGGAATATGCTACCTTAAAAACCGTAGATCTGGATTTTCTTTCATGTCATCAGCAGAAACAGTTAACTTAGCCACTATATCGAGTGATAGTAGATATGGTATACTATCAAAGTCAGGATCAGATGCAAAGAAAATGTTTACAGATAAAGTTGTTCCTATATCAATTAACTACCCGTTCTTTTTTAAACCTGTACAAGATGGTATGGATCGTCCAAAATCCGAGCTTGCTTATCGTGTACCCGCTAGTAAGTTTACTAGAAAAAAGATCACAGCGAACGAGCAACTTGAAGAAATAAAAGGTCTAGATACAACTATAGATTGGAAGAACACAGGGGACAATAGTTATGATGGTGAAAAACTAAACTTACTGGTTCATGATGAAAGTGGTAAGTGGGAAAGGCCAGATAATATATTAAACAACTGGAGGGTTACAAAAACTTGTTTAAGACTAGGTAGTAGAATAGTAGGAAAGTGTATGATGGGATCAACTTCAAATGCCTTAGATAAAGGTGGGGGAAATTTTAAAAAACTATACAATGCTTCAGACGTTACCTCAAGAAATAAGAATGGACAAACAAAATCTGGTTTATATTCTCTTTTTATCCCAATGGAATGGAACTATGAAGGATTTATT